ACTCCGTAAATTACGTGCGCACTACTTCGCACGTGACTCACGTTATGACGATCTATTGGCTATCCGCCAAGGCAAGATCGATCAGGTATTCCCTGGCATGTTCTCAGAGGATTACCCAAAGCCAATGGTGGCAAACTTCATTGACGTTGCTGCTCGTGACGTGGCTGAAGTTATCGCGCCACTACCAGCATTTAACTGCATGACAACCAAGACAACTTCAGATCGTGCCCGTGAGCGTTCAGACAAGCGCACCATGATTGCCGCTGGCTACCGCGACACTGCCAACCTTCAGACCATGATGTACACTGGTGCAGATCGCTACCTTACCTTTGGTTGGTTGCCATTCTTGATCGAAGCAGATTACGAGAACAAGCGTCCAATGATCCGCATCGATTCGCCTATCGGTGCCTATCCAGAGTTTGATAGATTCTCACGCCTCGTTTCGTACTCAAAGCGTTATGTCAAGACTATCCGTGAATTGATCAACGACTTTCCTGAACACGAGAATGTTATCCGTGGGCAGTATGAGAACCGCAACTCAGAGCGTATCCTTGAGATGTATCGCTACCAAGACAAAGACCAGATGGTCTTGTTCTTGCCTGAGCGTAACAACTTTGTCCTTTCCCGCGTGATGAATGAGCTAGGTGAAATTCCTGTAGCCATTGCTTTGCGCCCAGGCGTTGACTCAGATGAGCATCAACGCGGTCAGTTTGACGACATTATGTGGGTACAGGTTGCTCGCTCACGCTTTGCTTCGCTCACACTTGAAGCAGCACAGAAAGCAGTCCAAGCACCTTTTGCTTTGCCTTCAGATGTTAACGTACTTGAGATTGGTCCAGATGCGACTATCCGCTCTGCCAACCCACAACTTATCCGCCGTGTAGATCTTAACCTTCCGCCAAACATTTTTCAAGAGAATGAAATTCTTGATCAGGAAATGCGTACTGGATCACGTTATCCAGAAGGTCGCCTTGGTCAACAGTCTGGTTCTATCGTTACAGGTCGTGGCGTTGAAGCGCTCATGGGTGGCTTTGACACACAGGTCAAGACAGCACAAGGCGTATTCTCTGAAACATTTCGCGAAGTTATTCGCCTATGCTTCAAGATGGATGAAAAACTATTTGGTGATGTAACTAAGGAAGTTCGCGGCATTAATGCTGGCGCACCTTATGCCATCACCTATACACCAAACAAAGACATTGCAGGAGATTATTCTTGCGATGTAACCTATGGCATGATGGCTGGACTTGATCCAAACCGTGCCTTGGTATTTGGTTTGCAAGCCCGTGGCGACAAACTTATCAGCCGCGACTTTTTGCGCCGTCAAATGCCTTGGGAGATGAACGTCACTCAAGAAGAAGAGCGTGTAGAAGTTGAAGAATTGCGCGACACATTGCTCCAAGCAGTTGCTTCATATGCCAACGCATTGCCTCAGATGGCTATGCAAGGTGCAGATCCAACGAAAGTAATCCAAGCAATTACTCAAGTTATTATTGGCCGCCAGAATGGCGATCCTATCGAAGAAGTTGTTGCGAAAGCATTTGCTCCTGAAATGCCACCACCACAAGCTGAACCACAACCTAATCAACAGCCTGGTGAGCAACCTGGCCAACCACCACAACCAGGACAAGCGCCTAATGGCGCAGCCTTAGGTATGCCACCTGCACCGCAAGGACAGCCAGGAGCATCATCCCTGCAAAACTTGCTTGCAGGATTATCGTCTTCTGGCGCACCGCAGCTATCTGCGAATGTCGCCAGACGCTCACCCGCCTAACGTTACGAGTGAGAAAACCAATTCCCTATAGGAGAAACAAATGACACAGTTCAAATCAAATCTACAGTCACCACCAGTGCGCGTTGCAATGCAGGGTGGAATGGGCAGCTCAGATGCAGTCACACAGAAGACAAGCATCCAAGCAATGCCATCAGTAAAGTCAACAGGCAAATCAGATATAAAGTACACCACTCAGCCTTCAGGCACAAAGGGTGTTGGCACAACAGCTGGAAAGCCACTTAAGTAAATTATGCATGATGAGGAGAGCAGTGACCGCAGACAAATTCTGTCTTATTGGGATGTTGCTGCTCTCTTCATTGAACTTGTTAAAGATGTTTTAATTAGTTTTGTAAAATTTTTAGATGTATTGAGCGACATGTCTCTGCATCAAGCAAACGTTGTTGAAGATAAACAATTGTTCCACGAAGATGTTGTTCGTACCATTGAGACTATTATAGAGGGTGAGTGATCATGGCAGGTAAAGGTGGCTATCAAGCTCCAGCACGTCCAGCCGTTGCATCAGGCCCAGGATCTTTAAGCCAACGCACAGATGGTGGACCTGCATCAAAGCAGGCAATGCGTTATGTATCTGGCATGCCTAACTATGGTGATGGCACAGATATGATGCAAATTCAAAGCGGTGCACCTATGGCTGCTACTCCAAACCCAAGTTCTGCATCTGCACCACAAGTTGGTGGTGGGCAATCACAGCCCGCTTTTGGTCTTCCAGATCAAGGCTTTATCGGAGCGCACCAACCAAACCCTGCTGAAAATCCTTTGCAGCCAGTACCAACTCAACAACAGCAAGCGGCTAGTGGCTTACAAAATGCGCTATCCTTGCTTAACACATTGGGTGATAATGCTTCACAACAGGTTAAATCAATTCGCAATGTTTTGGCTGCACATTTGATTAATCAATCTCAAACAGGTGCAGCGCCGACTGCTGCGCAACCAGCGCCTACAACACCAGCACCAATGGCTACGCCAATGGCAGGTGCACAATAGGATATGGCAGACACAAATACTCCACCAGTTGAAGCAAATGTACTAGGTGCAAACCTAGACTCGCTTTATGCAGCTGGTCATTCAAACATTAATCCGCTTGCACAAGTAGCGGTGGCACAAAATTCTGGCACAACGCAAGGCGTTGTCAACAACGGAAATTTGCTCAGCCAAGCAGCGCAGGAAACAACTCCAGAAAAATCAATTTCTGAACCTGCGATCAATAACAAGCCTAGCCTTATTTCACAGGCAGCATCTTTTCTACATCACCAATATGGTCCAGTTCCGATCCTTGCAAGCGACATATCTGGTATTCAAAAGACTTTGCAATCAAAGGGTTATGCTCAAGGCTTGGCAAGCGGTACTTGGAATAGCCAATGGCAAAACGCTCTTAACCAATATTCATATGATGCTACAACTGCACCAAGTTTTGGTAACGTAAAGTCGCTTCCTTTGTGGGAACGCGTTGTTAATGAAATTAATCCAACTGGTTGGTCATCAAGTATTGCCCATGCGGTTGGTCATTATGTAGCAAACCTTCCAGAAGAAGGCCGTCGCCTGCTTTCAACTGCCGTTGGTTCAGGAATTATAGGCCAGGCTGCAACACTCATTGGTAGCAATCAAGCCCGCGCTCAACTTGAATCTAAAATTGAGACTAGCCTTGGTGGCAACTTAACTCCAGAAGAAGCGCAAAAAACTGAACTTCAAAGAAACGTTGGCGCTTTAGGTGATTTGCTTAGCATGATCAGCGTTGCTGGTGCAACTAAAGCATTTGCAACATCCGTTGGTGACATTGGCATGTCAATGGTTAAAAATGCTACTACTAATCCAGGCGTAACCGCAGCAGCCAAATCTTTGGTTACACGCTCACTTCCTGAAAGTGCGGCTGCAACACCTACATTTTTTGTATCTAAGAGTCTGTATCAAGCTGGCATGCAAGGTGCTGAAGGCGCCGCCAAAGGAACTGGCGCACTTCGCTGGTTGGAGAATGTGCCAGTATTAAAGCGTATGCTTCCAGCAATTGATGCTATGAGCACACCTGGTTCAACATATTACAAGTTGAGCATGCAAAAAGCATCACTTATGCGCAATCCAATTTGGCAAACAGCTGCCGTTGCCCAAGCCAAAGGATCTGTTGCGGGTCTTGGACTGCTTGGTATTGGTGAAGCAGAACAAAAAGTTGGCATTAACGAAAAAGACTCTAATCTTGCAGCACCATATCAAGGCACATTGGCAAATGTAGTCAATGGACTTAGCATGTTTATGGGTCATCCGACCATTGGCATTAAGGCTAGCCAAAACGTTGGACAAGTTGTTGATGCTGCCCATGGCGCTTTGAGCGATGCTCTTGGTCCAATCAACATGGATTATGTTCTTAAAAAAGGTTTGGGTATTCCGCTCAAGGATTTGCAAAAAAATCTTGGCAATGAATTTGTCAACGATTATTTTCTTAATACAAAAGTCAACCAATATGCTGCATCACATTATGCAGAAAATGCTTTACAGCCAGCCATTGATGCTGGGCAAGTTGACAAAAATAGTCCACAAGCAGCCAAACTATTTAAGCAGTATGAGCACGATGCTTTAACAGATCCAACAAATATCCTTGCTCCTACCCGCGAGTCTTTGCTTCGCCAACCAGATGTTCTTGCAAATTACTTTAAAAAGGATTTTGCAAACCAACTTGGTTCAAATGTCCGTAAAGGCATTAGCGATAGTTACGATATTGCAGATAAGAACAAAGATCGTTTTTATGCTGCAATGAACAAGCTCAAAGATGCACATGGCGATGTTTCAGTCATGCTTTCAGATGAGCATCGCAATCTATTTCATGGTAGCCGCACCCAAGCAAATGTTTCAGATCTGCTTTCCAACGCACTCGCAGAAGACTGGGGCAAGCGTCAAACCCCATTTAACTCACTTGTCGAGGGTGAATTAAACGAGCCACGCACTTCCGCAGGCGTACTGCAAGCAAAAGCCAGCGCACCTTTGTACCATTTCAATAAACGTGTTGGCGAATACATGCCAGATCCAGCAAGCCTTGAGTCGGCCACACGGTTCGGCAAAGGCATTAAAGCAACCGATGATCCTACATACGCTGGCCGTATGCGCACCAATGTTTACACTTTGCGCTACAAGCCAACAGAAAATGAGCAACCAACTTTCCTTGATTTAAGAAAAAAAAGTTCTTCATCTCCAATCATTACACGCTTGCGTCAAGCACAGGCTACAGGCCAAACACGTAACGAACTTGGCTTAATTGGCAAAACACCAAAAGAGTATAGCGATCAATACAAGACTCTTGCTAAGATGCTTAAGAACAGTGCAGATTACAACGGTCAAGATTTGCTCGATGCTTACCGTAGCGCGCTTGTATCCGCTGGTAAGTTGGGCAAGGACGATATTAATAGCCGCATCTCTGACATTACCAAAGGCGCAATGCAAGATGAAGGCCATGCTGGATTTAAATTTACCGACAAAAATGGTTCGGTTGCGCATGTAGTCAATAGCGACCATGCAATTGCCAACCTTACCCAGCTTGATCCAAAACTTACTATGGATAGCCTTATCCCTAAGTACCTTATCGACAACAATACAGTTGTTCGTGGATCGCTAGGTATTGCTCGCCAAGATACATTTATTCAGCAAGATGCTCAAAACGCAGCCAATGGCTTTTTCAAGCGTTTGGCAAAGGCTGGCTATGGTCCAGAAGTTGAGCAAGCTCAAGGAACTTTGCAACTTGAAAATCGCCGTTTGGTTAAAAATCCAGATACTGAATTAAATGCACCACTGCCAAAACTTGACCCACAGGCTTTAAACAAAGAAGGCTTAAATGTGCTTAATGAAGCACGTGGTATTCTTATTAAGAAATTAGGCTTTGATGCTTTGCAAGTAAATAAACTTGATCCAATTGAAGCAGTGTCTTTGATTTATCGTGAATCACACGATCTTGCATCTGAAGCATTTTTGCCAGTCAATGCACCTAAAGCAGTTCAAGATGCTGTTAGCCGTTTGGCCGCAAAGGGCTACCGCCCAGTTCTTGGTACAGATATTGGCCATGCTTATGAGTCACCAATTCTTCACCCAGTAATTGCAGATCAACGTACATCCTTGCTTCGCAAGGCTGCATTGGCACTTAAACTTGACCCATCAAAAGTTACAGATATTTCTGTAGCTACATCAAAAGACATTGCCCAAAAGCAAGAGATTGATCGCTTGTTTGCATCTGGCAAAGTACAGCCATTTGTTGGGGATAATTCAAGCACCATTATTAATATCTTGCGTGACTATGCTCGTTATGGCATGCGCGAAAACACCACTGGCAATAAACTTACAAATGCCATTCGTGGTTGGGGACAAGGTAAGCGTGATCAACTTATAACACAGCTTATGGGTGATACAAGTAACTTGACTGTCAAAGAAGAAAATGAATTGCGTGCAGAAGCAACTCGTGCCGCCAATGAAATTTTTGGTTCACAACGCCGCATGTCAGATTTAAGTTATAAGCAAATGATCAAGGCTCTTACTCAGCCAGTGGCTAAGGGTGCTAAAGATTATTTACAGGATAAAACCCCACGCTACTCTTCAGAAGATGCAGCCGAAATTGCCAAGGCTGTTATGATCGGAACTGCTAAAACACCTGGTTACACCATGGGTCTTGGCAAGGGCGAAGACTTTATTCGAGCATCTGGCGCAATGGCAACTAACGCAACAGCATCTTTTTTTGGCAAAATACCGCTACTGAATAACTTTAAGATCGGCCAAGGCCCACTTGCTCAAGCAGTAACTGCGCTACCAAGCGATTTAACTGCGCTGCGTAATCGCTGGCGTTTTGATCTTAACCCAGTATTCTCTGTACGCCGTTTGGCTAAGACCAACGTCAAGGCAGCCACAGAAGGTATTCCGCTTACTCGTGCACCTTATGAGGCTATGACTCGTCTAGGAATTAAAGATGAGGCATACAACATTCTTAGCAGAACCATGCCAAAGGTGTATGCCAAGGCTGCTGAACTAGACAGCGTTGATCGCTTCTTGGCTCAAAATGATCCATTTAACATTTTTAACCCTGCGCACAATATGGCATGGCAAGCATATCATCTCAAGCAATTGGGAATGGATGATGCGACCATTGCGCAGAAGTTGGAGAAGATCAATACCTATGGTGATCGCACGCCACTTGAGCGTACAGTCAACACGATCTTCTATCCATTTTCTTTCAACAAGACATTGTATAAAAACATCGGTGGTTATCTACTAGACCATCCTGGTGAGAACGCCTTGCTTAACGCAGGCTTTCAACTATACAATCATCTTGACCCAAAGAATCAAGATCCAAACAATGGCTTGCAGAACTGGTTTAACAACCATTTGCCAGTTATTCAAGATCTTGAAAAACTTAACGCATTTGAACATGGAACTGGCTTAGGCCAGTTTGGTGGTATTAACGCGCCATACTTGCAAGACGCTCCATACATCAAATCATTTATGAACTTGTTTAGCCCACAGGCTATTACACCAGCTGCTGCACCTGGCGCGCTTAAGACATTGACTAACATGGTTCCAGCGCTTAGCGAACTTAATGGCTTGCTATTTAACGTTAATCTCAATACTGGCGCTGCTAATGCAGGTGGCGTAGGTTCTGGTCGGCTAACGGAAACTGCCAAGGTTGGGTATTGGGAATTAAAAAATCTTGCGCAACATGCTGTTGACCTAAGCAAAGAATTGATGGGAAAGAAAGTAGATCGTACTTACTACACATCTACTCTTCCAGACAATGGCCAAATTCAAGCTGGTATTGATACAGTAAATACTCTTAAGACTCAGTTGGCAAATCTTGTCGGTAGTGGTCAGGTATGGCCAAAGGCCGCAGGTGTGCCAAAGGTTGTATGGGGGTTGCCTTACAATTCAACCAGTTTTGAAATGTATGCACAGGCTTTGTACCCAGCATATACGCCAGGTGCTGGCGTTGGCATGGCTGTAGAAAAGGCAACACAAGCAAAGACTTTTGTGCAAAATCTTCAAGGCACATTTAGATTTGATGCTTATAACACCTTTAATACAACAGCTCAGTCTGCTGTTACAAAATTGTCAAAGACTACAGATCCTACAACTATCCAAAATATCGCAAATCCATTGCGAGCATTGGCTGTAAATATTGCAGAACAAGATCCAAAGTTTGTTGCTTTTTATAATAAATTCTACGAAAGTGCTTTAGGTCCAATTGAAGGGTTTAGCAAATAATGGCTCTTAAGATCAAACAACAGAACATTACCCTTGACCCAAGTGTCATTGCGCAAGCGCAAAATGCTAGCGGTACAAGCACTACAGCAACATCTCCAGTTACTGCAAAAGCAAACGCAAATTCCCCTATTAAAAATGAATATGGGTTTGTCGTCAATGGCAAAACACCATCGGTTATTACGCTTTCACAGTTAAGTTCAGCATTGGCTGATCCTACAAACAACGCGCCAGCAATTCAAAAAATGGCAACTGACGTGGGTAGCGTGCCAGGTGCTCTTTCTGATTTACAAAGCATTTCGACCAATGGCAACCTTACTCCCGTTGAGCAGAATTATTTAAAGAATTATGCTCTTGGTGTTGTTAATTCAACTCCAAAAGGCCAAGCTGCTTCTATTTATAGTTATGTTACTGGCAAACTAAACCCACAGCAGTTTAGCCCATATGCAATTAACTCCACAATTAGCGACATTCAAAAAGATCAGCCAAATATTCAGGCTAGTCAAAATACTATTAATAGCGTATTTATGAATCTTCTTGGTCGCAGCGCGACACAAAACGAGATTAATGCTTATACCCAGCAATATCTTAACTATGCTGCTGCTAACCCAACTCAAAATACAAGCGGTTCTGTAACATACAAAGTTGCAACTATTCCCACTGCCACCGGCACTACTTCAAATCGCTTGCTTCGTTCTGGTGAATCTGAAACTTCCACTCAAAACGATCTTGCGGAACAGCAGTATCTTCAAAACCAAGTTCTTAATTCAGGTGATTACAAGGCGTTCCAAGCCTCTGGAGCAGCGTTTAATCTTTTGAATCAAATTGCTAGCAAGGATGCAGGTGTTGCTTAATGGCTACCAACTTAA